TATTGACTTTGATGAAAACTAAATGTTACACTTAGGTTGGTTTGTGGGGGGCTTACACTGAAACTCAATATGTACCAGATGTGTAGCTACAAATAAACCTCCTTATCTCTCTTTTGTATTTTTTACAATTGGGGGGAAAGGGGGGCTTTCCTAAAATCTAATATCCCCAGATATCACTAATAATATATACTATAATATACATATGTCATTCAATCATTATCAATTCCATAAAGGTGTAGACGTCTATCAGAATGTTTTTAAAGATGTAGAAAAAACACTAAGTCTACTCAAGAAAACGGAAGAATCTGGAAGTACTCTTTTTGGCCAATGGGATAAGTGGTATACTTTTGGAAGCATTTTAAGAATGCCTAAGATTGAAAATGTTATTGCAGATTCAGAAGAATACGAAATATATAAAGAATTACATGATATATTTTTAGTTGTCTGTAAAGATTACATAGAAAGAAATGGCCATGTCGATTTTTTTAACTCTAACAAATGGCTTATAGTAGAACCAAGTGTTTGCAAGTATTTTCCTGATGCAGGAGTTGGGTATGGTGGACTAGCAATGGATTATCATACTGATTATCAGAATGAATTTGAAGGTGAACCAGGATGGAAGTTTGGTTTTACTGCAACAATGTATCTAAATGATGATTACGGCGGTGGAGAAGTAGACTTCTATGATGGAAAGAATATTGTAAGCTTTAAGCCTAAAGCGGGAGATGTAACTGTATTTCCATCAGGATCTCCAGATATAGATCCAACAAACAGATATATGCACGGAGTATTTTTAGCAAAAGAAAATCCCAAGTATTTTGTGAGAATGCATTATCAATATTGGAAAGATGGAAGTCAAGAATATAATGATGGTTTAAATAAATATGGCCAGGAAGCCTGGGATGAAATTCTTAAAAGTAAATATGTTGAAATAAGGAACAAATTTCATACTACAAATGGCCCTAGCCATTTAACAGAAAGGATAGTAAAATAGTACTATGATAAATTATCCAAAAGGTAATTGGATCTCAGATCTTGAGATACCAGAAGATTTTATTGAAGAGTTTGAATACTTCAACTCCAATACAGCTAATGAAAAATCCTCTAACTTAAGATTTCCTTTATACGAAAGACTATTTGTAATGTGGTCGGCGGCAAAAGAAGTTGCTGATCTCGATGGTGACTTTGTTGAATGTGGAGTATATGCAGGTTTTACTTCTTACTTTATGGCAAAACAATGTAAGACCAAAATACACCTATTTGACTCTTGGGAGGGTGTAACAGATTTCACCGAGTATGATAATGACTACTATAAGGACAATCCATTTAAGATATCTGTGTCTACTGCAAAAAGGACATTGTCACAATTCAATAATACAGTATTTCATCAAGGTGAAGTTCCATTTGATTTTGATCAACTAGAAAAAATATCCCTACTCCACATAGACATGGATAACTACAATCCCACCAAGATTGCTTTAGAGGGTTTATGGGATAAAGTAGTAGATGGTGGAATTGTTGTAGTAGATTTCCATGATGGGTGGGCAACTGGGGCTGAAAAGGCTACTAAAGAATTTTTTAAAGATGTAAGAGATATAACTATGTTTCCTACTGGTAAAGCTTTAATAGTTAAATAGGGCATATAGTGGACATAGCTTTCTTTATTGGATGCATTATGGGCATTATTCTAATGGGATTTGCCTTATTGGCATCCTTTAATGAGCATGATAATGATAGATGGAGAAATAAGGGATATTGATCTTCTATTTTTCGGCTCACTTCCGCCGCCGCACTTTTTCACTTAATGGGATGTATATAATTTTACATGATGTATAATTATGTAGTATGTTGGCCTAGTATATAGGCTATTATTTAAAGGAGATATTTATGAACTGGCTAAGATCTATAGAGGAATCTAGATTAAATGATATGTTTCACAGATTGGCAAATGAGCTAATTGAAAAAGAATTGTTAGACAACCCACAAGAATTCGGTAGCCCAGAAGAACGTGCAGAGTTAGGATTAAAACTCACATTGAAATGGCAAGAAGAAAACTCAGAAGATATGGAGTCTAAGCTTGTTGAAAAATATGGAACGATAAAAGACAATGTAGAATATACAGAATGGAAGGCTAGACGAGGATAATCATATGGGAATATTGGATAGATTAGAAGCAAAAGATAAAGTTCATGTCATAAATAATTTTTTTACTGAACAAGAAGTTGCAATTTTAGACGAGTGGTCAGAAACAATGTGTTCAAGTTCTGAGTTGGTATATGGGTTCTTAAGTGCAAAAAATCATTATGTATACGGAAATAGACAATCAGTCAGACCATTAATTACTAAATTAAGAGAATCTATAAAGAATGTTTATGGCTCAGATTTATTATATGTAAATGAGTTAAGTATTTTAGAGATTTCTCAGTGGGAGTTTGAAGTTGTTGCTGATCCAGACTATGTTCCAACTGAAGAAGAGCTAGCTCAATCTGATAGATTTAAAAAGACTGTACGTTTTGGAGATCCAGAAACAATAGAACATTCTACCGCTACTTTAACTCCAGATAAAAACATAACAGTTGACCTTACTGATGGAAAAGTATCTTTTGATATGTTTAAAAATTCAATACTATCTACAGAGGGTACAAATCCTGACGGCACTCCTGCTGATTTTTATTATGCATCTATAGTTTTGGGTTCTAACTTTACTGGTGGAGATGTTTCCGTCAAAGATGAGTCTTTTAATCTTTCATCTGGAGATGTAATATTTTTCAAAAAAAGCGTTTCAGAAAGACAAGATATTGAAAAGATTCTACTCGGAAAAAGAATTTGTATTAACTTGATGCTTTCAAAAAATTCAAGCTATAACCTATAAGCATTAAGAATACTTATTGTTTTCATAAAAGTTAGGAATTTTTATGAAAGCTGGAAGAACGTATCTTATAGGTCCAGCACCAACTGGTTTAACTCCATGATTAAACTCATCATTTCCTGGAAATATTAACAATGTTCCAGGTTCTGGAACCATCTCGACACCTTTGTTTGACCAAAAAACTTCTCCGTCTTTATAGTTATCGTGTATGTATATTATAGCTGCATATTTGATTGATGGGTCTGTATGTTGATCAGTATGAGGAACTAATTGTACTCCTTCAGGCATTCTTTGAAAAAAGTAAAACCCAGAACATATTAACTTTTCAGAACTTTCGTCTATAAATTTTTGTAGCCTAGATGTTACTTTATGATTTATTGGCAATTGGCCAAATGCTAAATTTTTATCATGCCAATTTTCTGTAATTTCAAATAGTCCTTCAGCTACTAAGTTTTCTACATCGTCTCTACCAAATTTGCTCATACAAAATGTTTTTAATCCAGATGTGTACTGAATTTCCCAATCCTTTTGAGTAGAATTATTTATTATTTGAAAATATTCTTCTATTTCTTCTTTTGATACAAAATTTTTTACAACCAGTAGTCCTTCTACTGGAATTTCTATTTCATATCCAGCAGATTTCATTTCTTTTTCAAGGTAAGTTGTCATGTTTATATTATATCAAAACCCCCAATAAGAGGCGGATCTTATTGGGGGTCTGTGCGTTTCCGCAATACATGAGGGCAAAAATGCTCATCCCATGTAATATTATTTGATCATATCCTTTTCAACCATAGCTTCATAAACAGCGGTAAGAGAATGTTCAATAGAAGGAGTACTTTGTTCAATAAACTTAGCAACTTCATCTTCAGACATTCCGCTCATTAATGCCATGCTTTTATTTATTTCAACAAAAGTCTCAAGCATTACCGCAATAGCTTCTTCTTTACTCATTTTCTTCCTTAGATCTAAAAGCTGGCGAGGGGCCCAGCAAAAAACCCTCTTGATGATATTCTACCATTTTAGATATTTGAAGTCTAGAGTCTTCATCTTTAGCTAGTAATTTAGCTACAAGGGTCAACATGTCATAAACCCTATGTAGCATTATATAATTAACCATTGGTAAATTATCTTCTAAATTATCAACTCTAGAATCTTCAGGCATATTTTTCGTCACCAGTTATATCTAATAATACTTCTTTTATATTTTTGCCATCTGATAATTTCTTATCTAGGTATGTTACAAAATGTCTAGTTACTCTGTCTGCGATAAAATCACGAGGTATGTGTGCACATGGTATAACCATAGATAAATCTAAAATTAAATCTTTATTATAATTACTTTTTTCCATTTACTAGCCTTTCAATAGCTATATATAAATCTAAGCCTATATATTTTTTGTATTCACAGGAGAGGCAATATAGAAATATCTTATCTTCGCTGTCTGTGTTTGGAAAAAGAAGGCCTTGATCCAATGGACAATCCATTTGTGGAACAAGACCTTCTCTTGCGAGAGTAAAATATTTAGACACTATTTGTATCTTAATATTTATCTCCTAACTACTTTGGAAATTGAATCATCAATCTCTTTGCTTTTGCTATAGAATTTGGCCAAGACGACCAATCTATTCCGCCTTTAGTCATATAATACGTTATCTCTGCGTTTATGACTGGATCAAATAAAAGTACATTTGATCTCAATTCGAATTTCTCTTTACGATCTGTGCCAAGAGTTCCCAGCATATTGATCTGAAAAATTCCGTAGGAACTGTCTCCAGTATTCCTGTTGCCATTATATGCCATAGGGCGTCCATTAGACTCCGCTTTAGCAATGGCCCACGCCATTTTAAGGGCGTTTCCTTCAAAACCAACAGACTTGAGAAGTTTTACCAACTCTTTGTCTGAAAGCATTTCTGAAGGTTTGTATACAGTATTGCTGAATTTTTCCAGCGTTTCTCTTTTCAGTTGTGCTTCTGTTTTAGTTTCCACCTTTGCAGGTAGAGCTTCGGCTGGCGGAACATTAATAACTGGCGTACCAGAAAATAAAAACATTAAACCAACCGCTATTGCAACATAATGATGTATAACATCACTAAGTTTTTCTTTCATATTCTCCATTGGCATTTCCTCCATTAGAGATAACGGACTATAATAATAACATTGTTTTATAATACATGTCAAGTTAGTTGACTAAAAAAACTATTTAAAATCTCTTCCCTTGGATATTTTTCTTTGGTAGAATTATCTTCTATTATTTTAAATTTAAACCGCAAGGCGGAGAAAAGGTGCTATATGTCAAAAGTTATTGAAAACCCATACGAAAATTTTATTGCGTTATCCAGATATGCAAGATGGATGCCAGAAGAAAATCGTCGTGAAAAATGGGGGGAAACTGTAGATCGGTATTTTGACTTTATGTTAAACCACCTACAGAAAAACTTTGACTATTCACCAGATAAAAAACTTGTAGACGAATTAAAAGAAGCAGTGTACGATAGAAATGTTATGCCATCAATGAGAGCAGTCATGACTGCTGGTGCTGCGCTTGATAGAGACCATGTAGCAGGATATAACTGTTCATTTGTGCCAGTTGATTCGCCAAGATCATTTGATGAGACTATGTATATCTTAATGTGTGGAACAGGTGTTGGATTTTCTGTTGAATATAAGTATGTTAACAAATTACCCTCCGTCCCAGAATCATTTGAAAAATCTACAACAGTAATTGTTGTTGAAGATTCAAAGACTGGTTGGGCAAAGGCGTACCGTGAACTTCTTGCAATGCTATGGGCAGGACAGATTCCTTCTATTGATGTTTCAAAGCTTCGTCCAGCAGGTGCACGTCTTAAAACAATGGGCGGACGTTCATCTGGACCTCAACCACTTATCAATCTTTTTGATTTTACTATTGCAAAGTTTAAAGGCGCAGCAGGCCGCCAGTTGAAGCCTATTGAAGCTCACGATATAATGTGTAAGATAGGCGAAGTTGTAGTTGTTGGCGGTGTGCGTCGTTCTGCGATGATTTCTCTTTCTAATATTAATGATATTGAGATGGCAGCAGCAAAATCAGGAAACTGGTGGGAAAATAATACACAACGAGCCCTATCAAATAACTCAGTGGCATATTCTCGCAAACCAGAAATGGAGCAGTTTATTGCTGAATGGAAGAACTTATATGACTCAAAATCAGGTGAGCGTGGCATATACAATGTTGCCGCTGCTCAAAAGCAAGCAGCAAGATGGGGACGTAGAGACCCTGAAATTCATTACGGAACTAACCCCTGCTCAGAAATTATCCTTCGTCCTTATCAGTTCTGTAATTTATCCGAAGTTGTAATTCGTGAAAACGACTCTTTAAAAGACATTGAGAATAAAGTTAAATTAGCTACAGTTCTTGGAACTTGGCAGTCAACACTTACAGATTTTAAGTATCTTCGCAAGATTTGGAAAGATAATACAGAAGAAGAAAGACTACTTGGAGTTTCTCTAACAGGTCAGTTCGGACACAAGTTTATGTCTGGCAAGGAAGACCTTTCAAAGCTTGGCAAGTTTTTAGGAGAGATTAGAGATGTTGCAAGATTTATCAATAAGGCAGAAGCAGACAGAATTGGTATAAATGAATCAGCAGCCATTACATGTGTTAAGCCTTCTGGAACAGTGTCACAGCTTGTAGGAGTATCTTCTGGAATGCATGCATGGCATTCAGAACATTATATTCGTACAGTTCGTGGAGACAAAAAAGATCCTCTGTCTACATTCTTAAAAGAAGTTGGAATTCCAGTAGAAGATGATTTTATGAAACCAAATGATACTTATGTGTTTTCATTCCCAGTAAAAGCACCAGAAGGTGCAATAGTTAGAGACGATTTGACTGCTATAGACCACCTTAATACGTGGCTGGTATACCAGCGTGAATGGTGTGAGCATAAGCCATCAATTACAGTATCTGTAAAAGAAGATGAGTGGATGGAAGTCGGAGCCTGGGTGTACAAGCATTTTGACGAAGTTTCTGGAATTTCATTTCTACCTCATTCAGATCATTCATATAAACAAGCTCCATATCAAGAAGTAACAAAAGAAGAATATGAAGAGCTTCTAGAAAAAATGCCAAAATCTATTAGGTGGGAAGATTTATCATTTTATGAAACAGAAGATGGAACTAGTGGAACTCAAACATTAGCCTGCACCTCAGATGGAAATTGTGAGATTGTAGATATTTCAGCTTAGTGGTACAATTAATATTGGGTTAACGCCCAAAATTCCTGGGTACAAGACCCAGAAATAAGGAGGTCTTTAATGAAAGAAGATCTTAATAATGATGGAAAGGTAACAATGCAAGAAAAAATTCTAGCAGCGTTAGCAAGTTATGGTCGTCACTTTTTAGGTGCCGCTATTGCTCTATACATGACTGGTAACACAGACCCAGGAGATTTAATTAAGGGTGGTATAGCAGCATGCTTACCAGTTATTTTAAAGGCATTAAATCCAAATGAGCCAAGCTTTGGATTTACCAAAAAGGCATAATTTAATAGTCGATTAGGATTACTCCTGTGCTAAAATTAAGCATAGGAGTTTTCCTATTTTAGGGGTATAAATGGCTGCACAAAAAAATTTTCAAGTTGATCAAAACGCAACTTTTAATTTTGAGGTTCAATATCTTGATGAAGATCAGAACCCAATACAGCTTCATTATCATACCGCAAAAATGCAAGTAAGAGATACACAGGGCGGGAAAAAAGTAGCTTTCACATTAACAGAACAAGACGGAATAACAATTAGCCCAACAGAAGGAAAGCTATCAATTTCTATATCAGCAGATAGAACAAATAAAATGTTTTATCCTAAATCATCTTATGATTTAATTTTGATTGATCCTAGTGTAAATAAAACAAGGCTTTTGGAAGGGTATATGACTCTTAATAGAGCGGTGACAATTTAATGGGAACACGGTTAATAGTAAACGAAGATAATCCATTAGTTGTTGTTAGAGCGTCTGGTGCACCAGGAAGAACAATTATTAGCGGAGAAGGAAATCCTCCAAATAATTTAGGCGTTCCTGGAGATTTTTACTTTGACGAGGTGTCCACTAGATTCTGGGGCCCTAAAAATGCAACAACCAATACATGGAATATAAACGATAGCTTTATTTTAGACAAACAAATTGCCCTAACTCATTCTTGGGAGCTAGCTCAACTTACAGGCCCTCAAAATGGTGTTTATTCTTTAGAAATAGTACACAATTTAGGGTTTCATCCAAACGTTACTATTAAGACTAGTGGTGGCGACATATTAGAAACAGGAATAGACTATAATAGTCTTAACAAAATTACACTGATAATGGCACAGCCATTTTCAGGGACAGCTTATCTGTCTTAAAGGGAGTGAAAAATGGCAAGAAAATTTTTGGTTAGCATTGACCTAAACAAGAACGAATTACTCAATGCTCGAATCCAGAACTTAGGGTCAGAACCAAGCAACCCAGTTACTGGTCAAATTTATTACAATTCAAATGACAACTTACTATATTTTTGGAATGGAACAGAGTGGTTAACTGCATCTGGTGACTTTGGTCAGGGTAATTACACAACTAGACTTAAGTTTGGCGAGGCAGTAGATCATGGCACGTCTCCTTATGTTGCAAGAGCAGATCATAAGCATGATGTAGCAGACATAATCGGAACTGCAAATCAAATTACAGTTACAAAAGCTGTTAATGGAAATGCAACCCTTTCAATTCCATCTCAGTTAAATGTAACAGATATCGACGCAGCAACATTAGATACTACAGGTTCAGTTGATGTAGGCGGTAACTTAGAAGTAACAGGAACATCAACACTTAATGGTGCAGTAAATTTAAATAATACATTACATGTAGATGGGGCAACAGAATTACAGTCTACATTAGATGTTGATGGCGCAACTACATTAAACAATACATTAACTGTATCTGGACTTACAACTTTAAACAATAATTTAGATGTAACAACTGGAACATTGCATGTCGGTGGAGCTACAGATATAGACTCTACTTTGAATGTAGATGGAGATACAACTCTTCAATCAAGCTTAACTGTACAAGGAGCAGTTTCAACTAATGGAACTCTTACTGTACAAGATACTTCGACATTCAATGATAATGTTCAAGTAAACGGCAGCTTAGATTTAAATGGTAACGCAGATGTATCTGGAACACTAGATGTTACAGGTGCAGTAGACCTTGGAAGTACATTAGACGTAACTGGTGCAGCCACATTCAATTCGTCTATAATTGTAGATGGCTCAGCCACATTCAATGGTGAAGTTACTGCAGTATCTAACCTAGAAGTAACAGGAAGCACCGACCTAAACGGTGGATTAGACGTTACTGGAGATACATCAATAGGCGGAAACCTTCAAGTTAATGGAAACTTAAATGTAACAGGATCTATTAACTCTGTAAATACTACTCAGGTTAACATATCAGACAATGTAATTAACTTGAATAGTGATATGCCAGAAACTCAGCCTCCCTCTGTAGATGCTGGCATTAAAGTCCATAGAGGAACTGAAAATGATGTTGAAATTCTATGGAATGAATCAGATGATAAGTGGACATTGTCAAATGATGGTGTAAATTATCATGAGATAACAAGAAAATATAAAACTACACTTAGCACATCAGCTACAACATATTCTATCTCCCACAACTTGGGTACAAAAGATGTTGTTGTACAAATTTTTGAGGTTGCTTCTCCATATGCACAAATAGAAGCTGATGTTGAGCACACTTCAACATCAACAGTTACTATTAAGTTTGCTGTAGCACCTTCAGCTGGAGAGTATAGAGTAGTAGTAATCGGATAGGAGTTTAATAGTGGCTCGTAAATTTAAATCATTATTAAACTTACTAACATTAGATGAAGATCCTTTATCTGGTAATGCTGGCGATGTTTACTTTAATGTTGTAACTAAAAACATTAAAATCCATAATGGTTTAATATGGGTTGATTTAACTCCTGGATCTACAGATCCCGCTCCATTCTATATGCACACTCACTCTTACGATGGAGATGTACATACAGTTAATTTACAAGAAACAATTAACTTTACAACAGATATCAATAATAATCCGTCAGTAAATGAAACAACTCCTGCTATAATTGGACTAGATGGCGGTGTTCCAAATTCAACATATAGTGATCCAAATTTTGCAGATTTGACATTACTAGACGGAGGAGAAGTTGGCAACTAATTTCCCAACAAACTTAGATAACTTTGCAAATCCACAATCTACAGATTCCATGGCAGGCCATGCGGCACTTCATGGAAATGTTAATGATGCACTAGAAGCAATTCAAGCAAAAATTGGTGTAGATGGATCAAATAATCCAAATTCGTTAGACTATAAAATATCTGCAGTAGAGTCTCAGCTTTTTGATTTAGACAATCAGTCTGATGCTACTTTAGAGCTTTTAGGTTTAGACGGCAACAATGATTTAACAATAACTGGAATAGAAAATAAGGCTACTATAGACACCTGGTCTGCCAGCCTCTATAGAACAATTAAATACAGCGTACAAATAACAAAAGGTAGCGAATATGTTTCATCTGACTACCTGCTTTTGAATGATGGTACAGACATAAATGTTTCAGAGTCTAACATCATATCAAATACAGAAAATAGCCTAGCAAATGTAACTTTTGAATCAAATGCAGGTATAATTAGTTTATGCGTAACCCCCACAAGTTCTGCTGTAACAGCAAGATATGTGCGGACTGCGCTTAAAGCTTAAACAAGGGGGTTGTCAGAGTGGCAACAGTAAATAAAAATTTTAGAGTAAAAAATGGCCT